AACTAATCCAGAATAGTAAGTTCGCAATTTGTGAGTCCATTCTCGCGGTAATGAATCATTCTTAGTATATAAGTCAAATTCATTGAATTCTTTTACAATTTTTTTCATTTGTATATCGTTTTTGTCTTGTAAATAATCATATGCATCGCTAGAGTGCCAGGCATAGAGCGAATGATATCTCACAATGTATTCCGCTTCACATGGCATCTTATGCCCATTGGCAACTAAGAGCCGATACATATATTCATCATGACCGAAAGCTACACTCGTATTCTTCAAACCACAACCAGGAGAATATTTTGTAATACCATCCACATGGTCAGGATTTAAGTTATTATATTCTGCTAGAACTAGAGAATCAGGTAATGGTGCCCCAGTTATAAAGGTATCTCCTACGATTGCCCATTGTGTAGTCCGGCTAGTGCCATCTTCATCACATCCATGTAAAAAAAGAATCTTACCCATATCATGTATCAAGCCTATTAAGGGCATCCATTCTGGCCATTCACGAGTGGTATCTAGTCGAATAGCTTCCGCTGTTTGCAATGCGTGAATACTATTTGGTAGTGCTGTATCAGGATCACTCAAATCAGTAATATTATCTAGAAGGGAAAAGAGCGACCAAAAGCTAGATCGAGTTTGAAAACAACAGTATTTATTTATTAAGTATTGATTGAATGAATAAGTAATTCGCATGCATTGCTTTCTATATGTATCGTGAATTTGTTCTAGCTTGTTTCTTTCATTTATATCTAGTTCATCAGTAATAGTATAATTGCGGTATTTTGATTTAGAATATTCCTTTTCTAATGCCATATTTATGTATAGATTTAGTTATAGATTTAGTTATAGATTTAGTTCTAGATTGATATCTAATATCAATTAGCAAAAAAATAAATAAGTAAAAAAACAATATGCTTAATTAGTAGTTGAAAACATACCTATACCCACACTCACACACTACACACCAAACCCTCACAACTGGCAAAATGCTAGATGAAAATCTTGTTTTTATTACACTTGTAATAGTCTTCCTAATCTTCATAATTAGAAAACAGCCAGAACTCATTGCCATTCTATTTTTAGTATATCTAGCATATCGTTTTTACAGCGCGCGATTTACTAATCCCCGTGAATTTATTACTTGGCTGCAATCTATGGCAACAGAGGCATTCACATCCAATCCCTGCACTAATGATAATCAAGCCTACTGCGGAACAGATACCAATTCCGATATGACATTCTTTCCTTCATATTTGCGAGGTATGGCAGCTGCTAGCAATTCAATTAATCAATCCGATATAGTTAGTCTCAAAGCGGAAGACTATCAAATAGACAAGCGACTCAAAATGCGGCTAGGAACTAAGGATATATCAATTGATACTATGATTATTGCTATACCAGTCCTGCTAGATTATAAATTATTTTTAGAAAAGGTTATTAAGTTTACACTTGGTATTAAAACCGATGACCCTATCCAACGCAATTTTCTAGCTCGTAAATTACAAGTTAAAATGTCCCGAATATTCTACAATGCTTATAATACCTTATTACCTAATCCGCCAGGGTTGGGTAATACCGTTGTTGCAAAAATATATCCACTACAATCTTATAATGAATTACTTCTAGCAGAACGCCAATTTGATGATACTTTAAATATATTTATATTCTTGGGATTAGATGATACCACAAACTATACCCTAGCAGAATTACAAAAGGAATTTTCAGACCTGAATAATAAATTAAATACATTTGTTGCAGCTAAAGTAAATGAAGTAGCACCGGCAGATTATAATATGTATTATAACAAGATACCAGAGGTTTATGAACCCCTACCGGCAAATAGTATCAATATGTGATAGATAAGTAATTCTAAAACATAACACAAACAACATAACACAAACATAAAACAAATAAAATAAAAAATTGAGTATTAATAGTTTAAAAAGATATGCAAATAATATATAAGTATATATAGAGATGATTATCCCTGTTCGCTGTATGACTTGTGGCAAATTGCTATCAGATAAGTATGAATATTATGAACGCGAACTCCTTCGAAAGAAATTAGCAATGAATAGCGATGCTGATCCTCTAGTCATTAATATAAATATTCAAGATGTTAAAAAGACTATTGCAGGTGAAATTATGGATGAACTCGGGTTGCATCGGCTATGTTGTCGTAAAACTATGCTAACTAGCATTAATATAATAGATGAGATTTAAAATAAGATGGATTGAATGGATTGAATGATTGCATTGAATGATTGCATTGAATGATTGCATTGAATGATTGCATTTATGTTTTTTATTTTGTAATTTTTCCATAAAAAAAAGTTGTTATTAATAGAATTAGCAAGATGCCGTCTTTTTTGCCTTCTTAAAACTATAAGCCCCGAGACGCTGTCCGCTTTGCCTTTTCGGAACGTTCAGCCTTGATTTTTCGATGACGCGGATTGCTCCAAGAAATACAAGGACGCAATGCAAACTCGACACCAGTCTTGATCTTGTGAATGCTCAGCAACATGTCCAAAGCATTTTGGATCGCATTCATAAAGTATTTTGAACTCAGAACTTCGGCATCCTTAAATGCATCTGGACGTCCGCTCTTAATGTCGGAGAGTAGTTGAATAGGATTAAACCAGCAGGGATTTTTGAAATCCCAACCAAACTCCCACCAAAGCTGGTTTCCAGACATAAAGTCGGAATATGTAGCATTCGATGGCAGTTTAGTATAATGCTCTCCAAAAAGCACGTGGCGTCGAGGTACTGCAATGTAAAAGCACCAACCATAGGGATCTTGACTGATGCGAATTGGGAGGCCCTTGTAATGATTCCATGGTAATTTCTTGCAATCTGGAAAAATATCAATACCAGCAGAAGGGTAATAACTGCCAAGACGTGAAAATATGCCACCACAGGCACTCTCATATTCCACTGTCTTATTAAGCAAGGCCTCATGATGGTCATTAGGAATAAACAATCGCATCAAAATAACGATGAGCGCATACAGCTGACATTCCCCAATGAGAAATGATAATATTAGATCGTCTAAGAGCTTCTTCAGTTGAGTGGGGTTCATTTTGGCAAACAAACTATCAAAATTGTTGTGAATAATTAATCTAAATTACAACTGTTTAATTCATTTTTTTTCAATTTTTTTATTTTATCCAAAATTTACATTAATTTTTTATATCTTATTTTCAATTTCTCATTAAGAACTAAACATCAACCCTGCCATACCAGATTGTATCCGCAAAATATTATAATTGGTAGCGTATATATAGATTTGACCGTCTTGTAAGTTTGAAGCACAGCTAAAATTCATAGACACATTATCTAGCTTACTGAAATTACAGGTTCCGGATGGTTGCACACCTTCTGGGGTGAGTGCAAAACTGTATATATGGATATATTGCGAGGTGCCACACGAATGCACTCTATATGGCTGGTAAAGATAGAAAAAGTTAGATGGCAACATTTCAAATCGGTCATTACCATTGAATCGTATTTGGAGAGAATCAAAAGGCGCATATGTTAGTTCTTGGGGTGTAAAATAATTCAATATATTAGCATAATTATAGTAATCATTGGCATTAGTGGCCACTAGGGATCGATACATCCAAATAAGTTCTTTTACCGGATGATTAAAATTCACCTGGACTACATAATTCATAGTAGTTGCAGATATACCACTTACTGGTGCAATTTGAAATTGTTCTATCAAGTATTCAAACATAGGATTTGCAGCCATCTTTTGACGTTCGAATACATCTAGATAAACATAATTACAAATGAGATTTGCACGGGTAATACTTGGTATAGTGGCTGGTGTAGAATCTGTAAGTTTCCACCAACATTGATTGAAAGGTTTAAATATGACTACTACTCGCACATCAATATATTGCATTGAAATCAGAGGCAATGCTCGTTCAATGCTTCTAGTAAACCAAAACGGCAAAGGAACTAGTAATTTCAAGACACCATTTTGTGAGTTCTTATTAAATGATGATTGCTTACCAATCATAGAGTATAATGTATTTTTTATTCCAAGCTGAGTAGTGAGTTCCATCCAGGCATCCATTAGATCACCACTAATGCGATCAATTGGCTCGCCACCTAGTTGCAATTCAACTGTATCTATCATAAAGTATCCAATTCCATTAGTCCAACTAAGATTCTCTCCCAAGGCAGGTAATTCAATCTCTAGGAGGATATCACTTAATAAATCGCCTTTCTTTTCAATGGTGCAAACAACACGTTTTCCAAAATCTGGGGATTCACTAAATATCTGGCGTATAGGTTCAATTGCAAAATTAGTATGGCGGCGATAAACGGATTTGAAATATGAAAACTGGGGATTACCAATTAGGAAAGCATCTTGATTGCCGCGGGCAATAAGTTCAACTAATGTTCCAGCACCCATTCGCAAGTTTAGATAGCGCTAGATATCTATTATATAACTAGCTTTTTTCTTTTTTTTCCCTAACCAGCTAATAACTATGCAATCTAGCAATCTAGCAATCTAGCAATCTAGCAATCTAGCAATCTAGCAATCTAGCAATCTAGCAATCTAGCAAAATATAAAATTGAAAAATATATTATATTTAACACTATACAATACTAAAACTTATATTTATATCTTGGCATATCTTGCCTAACTTCTAGAATGAGTTTTAATTATTCGGCAACTTCATATGCTGAAATAACAGAAATAAGAAAATCTAGAGTAGTTATTTATGATGAATTTCAAGATTTTGCATCTCTAGATAAATTTCTATCTATTACGATTGATCGATGGAATAGGGACTACCCATTACCATCGCTACCTAATAATATTATAGTGTTATCTATGGGTGATTATAAATTTCCTTTAGATAACTTACCATCTAGCATAGAAGTTTTATCTTTCACTAGTGAATACGATTATCCTTTAGATAATTTACCTATTAATTTATATCAACTAGAATTCTTAAACTATGATTCTGAACCTATATATAAGCATCCAATAAATTTTCTTCCAGAATCAGTAAAAATATTAAAGTTAAATAATGCTATTAACCAATCATCTTATAATTTACCTATTAAATTAAAAAGATTAGACTTTTCTAACAATACTTTCAAAGATAAAATAGTGATTTATCCTCCTGAATTAGAATACTTATATCTAATAAATGATTCTAGTAGCACTAGCCACCAAGAAGATTTAGAAAAACTAGAAAAATTAGAACAGTATTTTAATTTGATTAATATACCACTTTCTATTCGTGTGATGTATTTACCTAATTTAAATATATCTAATCTAGAAATTATTCTAAAACGATTAATTAATTTGGAATCATTATTTATTCCTAATGAATTCAATAATCCAATTCTAGAATATCCACCAAACTTAGTAGAACTTCATTTTATGGGATATTATAAATATAAGTTAGTTAATTTACCTGCTAGTTTAAAATATATATTTCTTGGTTGGTATGATAATTCTCTATCTTTAGAAGTTGTAGCCAATAGTAATATAGAACATATAGATTTAGATGAAAATAAGTATTTATCTATAATTAACTACTTACCAAAATCACTAAAGAAAATAACTATTATCGAAACGCATACCGAGTTTAATACAATTAAACAACAATATCCACACCTAGAAATTAATAAAATACCTGATTATGATTATCACGAGGCTATGATTGATGATATGCGTGATGAATCTTGGTAATGATACATTCTTATATTTTTTCTTGTTTGTTTTTTGTTTTTTGTTTTTTGTTTTTTGTTTTTTGTTTTTTGCCTTTTGCTATTTCTTTCTATGTTTTGTTTGTTCTTCTAGAAGTATATGAAATAATTTATTATTTTTCTAAATGGGCATATCCGCAAATAAATGACCGATGTTTATTTACTCACATACCCAAATGATC